AGATGACACGATGTGCGGCTATGCCTGCCATCCTTCTCCCGAGTGGTTGTTGAATCGTACGTCTCGTGGATTGGACATCGCGCCTGTTGGTGTGTATGGTCCATACCGAGTTTCGCGCGTTGCCCGCAGTTTTGCTGGCGCGCAGTCGATCGGAAAGATGGTACTGCCACTCGGTCCAGTTGGGAAACTGGACATTGTGCGTGTGGAAGACCATTTTCTTTGGCCGTGGGGTTTTGAACGCAACGTTTCAGTTGTCGTCCACAGGCCAACACTCATAAAACTCGGAAAGAAATTCCTCATCAAAACACCAAATGGCATGACCCTTGAGATGGTACTCTCTGCAGTTATGTTCGCTTTCGGCGTTGATCCACTTTGCCAGGTTCTTTTGGAACGGCATGCGGATTTTTACGCCGAGATGCAGTTCGGCACAGCTTTAGCTGTGTTGCACCATAAGCGTGTTGAAACCGCTACCAATCTTTTGGGAAGTCGTCGAGCCGGAGCTATTAGCGAAGGCGCTTTATTAGAAGCCAGGGCACTTGTTGCACCTGACCGATGGTTCCTCAGTCGACGAGCGGTGTTCGTTTCGATGTTGATTCTTTCTATCTCACTCTTCGTGTTGTGGCCGATGGTTACTGCGCCCGGTTTGTCTGTTGCCACCTTCTGGTTTCCATTTTTGATGGTAAATGGAGGGGAAGGCATCCCGGAAGCGTTCCACGACGCCATCAACCATCAACACGCCGGTTTCATTTTTGATACCTGCGTGTTTGCCCCGTTGGCAGAAGAGTTGGCAAAAAGAACGTTTTGGCCTATGGCCATTCCGATCTGGGCCATTGAGATTCCGAGGGCGGTTGCGGGAGGGTCAAATCCTATCCCGGGTGCCTTATTCCATGCCTGTACGTTGTTCTGGCACCACAGAACGAACTTCGGGTATTGGAATGCAGTTCTGGTGCATTTTCTATATAATGTCACTGTTCTAGCACTGGCACAATACGGACAGTCATGTCTACATCTTTTGGTGCCCAGCTTAATCACATTGTATCTGTTTTTCCGTCGGTCAACGGTTGACGGAGCTTTTTGTGAATTTCGTGAATTGTATTCTCGAGGAGAAACGAAGACACACGTTGAATCATTGGTTTGCGCCATCCCCCAGGCGCTTTCCCTACCTTCATATGTGTCTACGGCTCTGGCTGGACCTGTCTCATTTCGGGGACAGATAAAGATTTTCGTGGACAATGTTGAGGTCTCAATTGAGGATGCTCTTGCGTCACTCTCAGACGAAGTTGGGTTGAATCGGACGTTTCCGATCCTCATCACTCATCGACTGCTCCAGCAACCTGCAAATGTAGCAAAAAAACACTTTAGTGGCTGCATTGCATCGATTGCACAACGACCCTTTTGCCGAGAATCCTCATTCGGCAGAAAGTCGTCATGCCCGATGGACTGAACTAGGCGTTGACTTTGTCCGCCTTTTTAGTATCGACTCACACTCGAGTGTCTTCATTGAAGAAGACAACATCCGGCTCATGGGAAAGAAGGGGCGAAGGCTGGCTGAAGCGCGTGATGACGCAATCGCCGGTCGCTGCACGTTGGCACGAAAAACTGTCAACTTGAAATGGAACGAAACCATTTCCGCCTCAAAAGATGTTGGTGGTCGATTGACCATGAAACCCCGTGCGATTCAGAATTTGCCGGCATTGACCCATTACAAGATGGGTGGCTGTGCACGTTCGTTCGCTGAAGAATTGCACAAGCGATTCGATGGGCGCATTTGGAATGTCTACGGAATACCCGTAGCCATCTATTTTGCGTCGGGGTTTACTCAAGCAAAACTGTCCGAGATTGGGCAGGCCATGGCCGACGGACATTGTACGTTTGCTATGTCAGGAGACGATTCCGTCGTCGGCTGGGCCGGGGTGAGACCCGAGTTCGGAGGCGAAGCGGATCAGTCAAAGTTTGACCATACGCAAGACGATGGTCCTATGAAGCATTTTATGGGACATATTCTGAGGTCTTTCGGATTTTCTGAAGACTTCGTACGGTTGGCCTATTCGTGTTGTTCATCGGGATACACGATTAGGAAGAAACGCCTGTTTGCTATTGCTGAGGCCGGTACGCAAATGCCTACCGGTATCACGACAACCACTTCTTTTAACTCTCTGTCCACCCTTGCGATGTTTGTTTGGTATTTGAAACACCGAACGCGTCTTACCAGTCTCGTTGAGGCAGGAACGGAGTTGGGCTTTGAAGTTAAATATTTTCCCGCCGAGACATTGC